CGTTGAAGGAAGGCACCCACCAGTAAACATCCTCCTCCACGCCACGGCGGGTATATTTTGCCGGTGAGGTTTCCAGTCTGATGACCTTGCCGGTGGTGCTGTAACGCTTTTCCAGAAACGCATTGCCGAACACCAGAAAATCCAGCACAAAGCGGCTGAAATCCTGCTGAGAAAGCCACGGATGCGGAATAAACGTTGAAGCCAGAATATTGCGTTTAACGTAAATCGGCGAGCTGTGATGCACGGCAGCACGCAGGCTTTTCGCCAGACCGGTAAAGCTGACCGGCGGCTCATACCATCTGCCGTTACTGATGCACTCGACGTAATCCAGAATATCACGGCGGTCGAGTACCGGCACCGGCTCGCCAAAGGTGAATGCCTCCATTTTCGGGGCGCTGGCGGTCATTGTTTTTGCCGCAGGTTGCGGTGTTTTCCCTTTTTTCTTGCTCATCAGTAAAACTCCAGAATGGTGGATGTCAGCGGAGTGCTGATACCGGCGGTGAGTGGCTCATTTAACAGGGCGTGCATGGTCGCCCAGGCGAGGTCGGCGTGGCTGGCTTCCTCGCTGCGGCTGGCCTCATAGGTGGCGCTGCGTCCGCTGCTGGTCATGGTCTTGCGGATAGCCATAAACGAGCTGGTGATGTCGGTGGCGCTGACGTCATATTCCAGACAGCCACGGCGGATAACGTCTTTTGCCTTGAGCACCATTGCGGTTTTCATTTCCGGCGTGTAGCGGATATCGCGCGCGGCGGGATAGAACGAGCGCACGAGCTGGAACACACCGACACCGAGGCCGGTGGCATCAATCCCGATGTATTCAACGTTATATTTTTCGGTGAGTTTGCGGATGGATTCTGCCTGGGTGGCAAAGTCCATGCCTTTCCACTGGTGACGCTCAAGGATCCTGAATTTGCCACCGGCCACCACCGGCGGTGCCAGCACCACGCATCCGGCGCTGTCGCCACGGTGTGACGGGTCGTAACCAATCCATACCGGGCGGGAGCCGAACGGATTTGCGGCAAACGGTGCATAGTCTTCCCATTCTTCCAGCGTATCGACCATGCAGCGTTGCAGCTCCTCGAACGGGAACACCGACGCTTTGTCGTCAACAAATTCACACATGAACAGGTTTTTAAAATCGTCGGCGCTGTTTTCACGTTTGAGCTGCTCAATGTCGAACAGCGTGCAGCCGCCTTTCAGCGCGTCCTCAATGGTGACAATCTGCCGCCACTGGCCGTCCGCACAGAGAAGCCCACCGGCAAGGGCGTTATGACTGACGTCGATTTCCACGCGTTCGGCGGCGCTGGCGCGTCCCCGGTTGAACAGTTCACCCGACCAGAACGGGTAGGCGTCGTGCGCCAGCGTGGACGGGGTGGAGAAATAGGTCGAGCGCAGGTGACTCTGTGAGGCCATACCTGATGCCACCTTACGCAGTACCTGAAAATTCGGGATCCAGAAAATCTCATCGACGTACAGGTCGCCGTTATGGCTCTGTGCGGTGTTGGAGTTGGTGCCGAGAAAAATCAGTTTTGCGCCGTTATTGCCCAGGACAATCGGGTCACCGGTCAGGTCAACGTCAACCAGCCGGGCAAAGGCGATGATGTATTCGCGGAACACATACGCCTGCGTTTTACTGGCCGACAGAAAAATCTGGTTATGACCGGTTTTCAGGGCGCGCAGCAGCGCCTCGCGGGAAAAATAAAACGTCGCGCCAATCTGGCGGGATTTCAGGATATCGCGGATGCGGTGCTCAAGCCCGGCGCGATACCAGTGCAACTGATAGTCGAAAGACTGCTCAAAGAAAATCTGCTCCAGCTTTTCGATGGCCTCGTCACTGAAAAAATTCTTTTTCGGTTTGCGGCGCCCGCCTTTGTTGCGGTTAGCGACGTTCGGATTAAGGTCTGCCTCGTTGCCGGTCTGACTGTAGCGGTTGACCCGTGCCAGTCGTTCAATCTGGCGTCCCAGCAGGTCAATTTCCTTGAAGTCACCGCCGGTTTTCTGCGGTTTGATGATGAGCTGGGTCAGCCGCGCTTCCAGACTCATTTCGACACGGCTGATGGGGGCAACGCTGTCCCAGCCGTCGCGCTGTTTCCAGCTCTGCACCGTCGGGCGTTTCATCTGCAACATGGCGGCAATCTGCGGCACGGAAAACCCCTGCCAGTACAGCAGCGCCGCCTGACGACGCGGGTCGTGTAAAAGAGTGGTGTCTGTGGTGATGGTCATGAATACCTCGCCGTGATGAATACACGGCAAGGCTACTGAGTCGCGCCCCGCGATTCGCTAAGGTGCTGTTGTGTCAGTGATAAGCCATCCGGGACTGATGGCAGAGGATGCGCATCGTCGGGAAACTGATGCCGACATGTGACTCCTCTAATCACTATTCAGGACTCCTGACAATGGCAAAAAAAGTCTCAAAATTCTTTCGTATCGGCGTTGAGGGTGACACCTGTGACGGGCGTGTCATCAGTGCGCAGGATATTCAGGAAATGGCCGAAACCTTTGACCCGCGAGTCTATGGTTGCCGCATTAACCTGGAACATCTGCGCGGCATCCTGCCTGACGGTATTTTTAAGCGTTATGGCGATGTGGTCGAACTGAAGGCCGAAAAGATTGACGATGATTCGGCGCTGAAAGGCAAATGGGCGCTGTTTGCGAAAATCACCCCGACCGATGACCTTATCGCGATGAACAAGGCCGCGCAGAAGGTCTACACCTCAATGGAAATTCAGCCGAACTTTGCCAATACCGGCAAATGTTATCTGGTGGGTCTGGCCGTCACCGATGACCCGGCAAGCCTCGGCACGGAATACCTGGAATTCTGCCGCACGGCAAAACACAACCCCCTGAACCGCTTCAAATTAAGCCCTGAAAACCTGATTTCAGTGGCAACGCCCGTTGAGCTGGAATTTGAAGACCTGCCTGAAACCGTGTTCACCGCCCTGACCGAAAAGGTGAAATCCATTTTTGGCCGCAAACAGGCCAGCGATGACGCCCGTCTGAATGACGTGCATGAAGCGGTGACCGCTGTTGCTGAACATGTGCAGGAAAAACTGAGCGCCACTGAGCAGCGCCTCGCTGAGATGGAAAACGCCTTTTCCGCACTTAAGCAGGAGGTGACTGACAGGGCGGATGAAACCAGCCAGGCATTCACCCGCCTGAAAAACAGTCTCGACAACACCGAAAGTCTGACCCAGCAGCGCCGCAGCAAGGCCACCGGCGGTGGCGGAGACGCCCTGATGACGAACTGCTGACCGGCGTCAGTCAGTCCGGGAAAACCTTCACGATTAACCCTTAATTTCAGGAACAAATATGCGCCAGGAAACCCGTTTTAAATTTAATGCCTACCTGTCCCGTGTTGCCGAACTGAACGGCATCGACGCCGGTGATGTGTCGAAAAAATTCACCGTTGAACCGTCGGTCACCCAGACCCTGATGAACACCATGCAGGAGTCCTCTGACTTTCTGACCCGCATCAACATTGTGCCGGTCAGCGAAATGAAAGGGGAAAAAATTGGTATCGGTGTCACCGGCCCCATTGCCAGCACCACCGACACCGCCGGTGGCACCGAGCGTCAGCCGAAGGACTTCTCGAAGCTGGCGTCAAACAAGTACGAATGCGACCAGGTTAACTTCGATTTTTATATCCGCTACAAAACGCTGGACCTGTGGGCGCGTTATCAGGATTTCCAGCTCCGTATCCGTAACGCCATTATCAAACGCCAGTCCCTTGATTTCATCATGGCCGGTTTTAACGGCGTGAAGCGTGCCGAAACCTCTGACCGCAACAGTAATCCGATGCTGCAGGATGTGGCGGTCGGCTGGCTGCAGAAATACCGCAATGAAGCCCCGGCGCGCGTGATGAGCAAGGTCACTGACGAGGAAGGCCGCACCACCTCTGAGGTCATCCGCGTGGGTAAGGGCGGTGATTATGCCAGCCTTGATGCACTGGTGATGGATGCGACCAACAACCTGATTGAGCCGTGGTATCAGGAAGAACCTGACCTTGTGGTGATTGTGGGACGTCAGCTACTGGCGGACAAGTATTTTCCCATCGTCAACAAGGAGCAGGACAACAGCGAAATGCTGGCCGCTGACGTCATCATCAGCCAGAAACGCATCGGCAACCTGCCAGCGGTACGCGTCCCGTACTTCCCGGCGGATGCGATGCTCATCACGAAGCTGGAAAACCTGTCCATCTACTACATGGATGACAGCCATCGCCGCGTGATTGAGGAAAACCCGAAACTCGACCGCGTGGAGAACTACGAGTCAATGAACATTGATTACGTGGTGGAAGACTACGCCGCCGGTTGTCTGGTGGAAAAAATCAAGGTCGGTGACTTCTCCACACCGGCTAAAGCGACCGCAGAGCCGGGAGCGTAACCGATGACGAGTCCCGCACAGCGCCACATGATGCGGGTCTCGGCAGCGATGACCGCGCAGCGGGAAGCCGCCCCGCTGCGACATGCAACTGTCTATGAGCAGATGCTGGTTAAGCTCGCCGCAGACCAGCGCACACTGAAAGCGATTTATTCAAAAGAGCTGAAGGCCGCGAAAAAACGCGAACTGCTGCCGTTCTGGTTGCCGTGGGTGAACGGCGTGCTGGAGCAGGGCAAAGGTGCACAGGATGACATTCTGATGACGGTCATGCTGTGGCGTCTGGATACCGGCGATATTGCCGGTGCGCTGGAGATTGCCCGTTATGCCCTGAAGTACGGTCTGACCATGCCGGGTAAACACCGCCGCACCCCGCCGTACATGTTCACCGAGGAGGTCGCGCTCGCGGCCATGCGCGCCCACGCTGCCGGTGAATCCGTGGATACCCGCCTGCTGACGGACACCCTTGAACTGACCGCCACGGCTGACATGCCTGATGAAGTGCGCGCAAATCTGCACAAAATCACCGGTCTGTTTCTGCGTGACGCTGGTGATGCCGCCGGTGCGCTGGCGCACCTGCAACGTGCGACACAGCTCGACTGTCAGGCAGGCGTTAAAAAAGAGATTGAACGACTGGAGCGGGAGCTGAAACCGAAGCCGGAGCCGCAGCCCAAAGCGGTCACCCGCACCCCGCGTAAGACCCGGAGCGTGACCCCGGCAAAACGTGGACGCCCGAAAAAGAAAGCCAGTTAACAACCGAATGCGCCCCGCGCCAGGGCGGCACGCCGGTCAGTGAGGGTGAATCATCTGACACTGCACCGGCGTCCACCGCCCGACTTTTCAGAGGTAGTCATGATGACGCTGATTATTCCGCGAAAGGAGGCTCCTGTATCCGGTGAGGGTACGGTGGTCATCCCGCAACCGGCAGGCGACGAGCCGGTGATTAAAAACACGTTCTTTTTTCCCGATATCGACCCGAAGCGCGTCCGGGAACGTATGCGCCTTGAGCAGACCGTCGCCCCCGCCCGTCTGCGTGAGGCCATCAAGTCAGGTATGGCGGAGACGAATGCGGAGCTGTACGAGTACCGCGAACAGAAAATTGCCGCCGGTTTTACGCGTCTGGCGGACGTCCCGGCGGACGACATCGACGGTGAAAGCATCAAAGTATTTTACTACGAGCGCGCCGTGTGTGCGATGGCGACCGCGTCGCTTTATGAGCGTTACCGCGGCGTGGATGCCAGTGCGAAAGGCGACAAGAAGGCCGACAGCATTGACAGCACCATTGATGAGTTGTGGCGGGATATGCGCTGGGCAGTGGCGCGCATCCAGGACAAGCCGCGCTGCATCGTGAGTCAAATCTGATGAAGACCTTTGCGCTACAGGGCGACACGCTCGACGCCATTTGTGTCCGGTATTACGGGCGCACTGAGGGCGTGGTTGAGACCGTGCTCGCCGCAAATCCGGGACTGGCTGAACTGGGTGCGGTGCTGCCACACGGCACCGCCGTCGAACTGCCCGACGTTCAGACCGCGCCCGTGGCTGAAACTGTCAATCTGTGGGAGTAACGCATGACAGCAGAAGAAAAAAGCGTCCTGTCGCTTTTCATGATTGGGGTGCTGATTGTTGTCGGCAAGGTGCTTGCCGGTGGTGAACCCATCACCCCGCGTCTGTTTATCGGGCGCATGTTGCTCGGTGGTTTTGTCTCGATGGTTGCCGGTGTTGTTCTGGTGCAGTTTCCTGACCTGTCACTGCCTGCGGTGTGCGGCATCGGCTCCATGCTGGGTATCGCCGGTTATCAGGTGATTGAGATTGCCATTCAGCGCCGCTTTAAGGGCAGGGGGAAACCGTAATGCCGGTAATTAACACGCACCAGAATATCGCCGCCTTTCTCGACATGCTGGCGGTGTCCGAAGGGACGGCGAATCATCCGCTGACGAAAAACCGTGGCTATGACGTGATAGTCACCGGACTGGACGGGAAGCCGGAAATCTTCACCGACTACAGTGACCACCCGTTCGCACATGGCCGACCGGCGAAGGTGTTTAACCGTCGCGGTGAAAAATCCACGGCCTCCGGTCGCTATCAGCAGCTTTACCTGTTCTGGCCGCATTACCGCAAACAGCTTGCCCTGCCGGATTTCAGTCCGCTGTCACAGGACAGACTCGCCATTCAGTTGATCCGCGAACGCGGTGCGCTGGATGACATCCGGGCGGGACGTATTGAGCGCGCCATTTCACGCTGTCGAAATATCTGGGCGTCCCTGCCGGGTGCCGGTTACGGTCAGCGTGAGCATTCACTGGAAAAACTGGTCACCGTCTGGCGTACCGCTGGCGGCGTACTGGCTTAAACGGAGTAAACACCATGAAGAAATTATCCCTTTCACTGATGCTGAATGTGTCGCTGGCGCTGATGCTGGCACTGTCCCTGATTTACCCGCAGAGCGTGGCCGTCAATTTTGTCGCTGCCTGGGCGATTCTGGTGACGGTTATCTGTGTGGTTGCCGGTGGTGTTGGCGTGTATGCCACGGAGTATGTGCTGGAACGCTACGGGCGGGAGTTGCCACCGGAATCGCTGGCCGTGAAGATTGTCACGTCGCTGTTTTTGCAGCCGGTGCCGTGGTGCAGACGGGCGGCGGCTCTGGTAGTGATGGTGGCGACGTTTATCTCGCTGGTTGCCACCGGGTGGATTTTTACTGCGCTGATTTATCTCGTGGCGTCGCTGTTTTTCCGGCTGATACGCACGGCCTGCCGTCAGCGTCTTGAGGGGCGGGAACCATGTCAAAGCTGATGATTGTGCTGGTTGTGTTGTTATCGCTGGCGGTGGCGGGACTGTTTCTGGCGAAGCATGAAAACGCCAGCCTGCGCGCCTCGCTGGACAGGGTGAACAACGTCGCCAGTGAACAGCAGACGACCATCATCATGCTGAAAAATCAGCTTCATGCTGCCCTCACCAGGGCAGACAAAAACGAGTTGGCGCAGGTGGCACTGCGTCAGGAACTGGAGAACGCCGCGAAGCGTGAAGCACAGCGCGAGAAAACCATCACGAGGTTACTTAATGAAAACGAAGATTTTCGCCGCTGGTACGGTGCTGACCTGCCTGATGCTGTGCGCCGGTTGCACCAGCGCCCCGCCTGCACCGACGCCAGTGATTGTCGCCAACGCCTGCCCGAAAGTGAGCCTTTGCCCGATGCCGGGCAGTGACCCGGAGACGAACGGCGATTTAAGTGCCGATATCCGGCAGCTCGAGAACGCGCTGGCACGTTGTGCCAGCCAGGTAAAAATGATTAAACACTGTCAGGACGAAAACGATGCTCAAACCCGACAGCCTGCGCAGGGCGCTGACTGATGCCGTCACGGTGCTGAAAACTAACCCCGATATGCTGCGGATATTCGTGGATAACGGGAGTATTGCCTCCACACTGGCGGCGTCGTTGTCATTCGAAAAGCGTTACACGCTCAATGTCATTGTGACCGACTTTACCGGTGATTTTGACCTGCTCATCGTGCCGGTGCTGGCGTGGCTGCGGGAAAATCAGCCCGACATCATGACCACCGACGAAGGCCAGAAAAAGGGCTTCACGTTTTATGCAGACATCAACAATGACAGCAGCTTTGATATCAGCATCAGCCTGATGCTGACCGAGCGCACGCTGGTCAGTGAGGTGGACGGCGCGCTGCATGTGAAGAATATCCCGGAACCCACGCCGCCGGAGCCGGTCACCCGCCCGATGGAGCTTTATATCAATGGCGAACTGGTGAGCAAGTGGGATGAATGAGTTTAAGCGTTTTGAAGACCGGCTGACCGGACTTATTGAGTCGCTGTCACCGTCAGGGCGTCGGCGGCTGAGTGCAGAGCTGGCGAAGCGTCTGCGGCAGAGTCAGCAGCGTCGGGTGATGGCTCAGAAAGCCCCGGACGGCACACCCTACGCGCCACGCCAGCAGCAGAGCGCCAGAAAAAAGACTGGTCGTGTTAAGCGAAAAATGTTTGCGAAACTTATCACCAGTCGTTTTTTGCATATCCACGCCAGCCCGGAACAGGCATCAATGGAGTTTTACGGCGGGAAGTCACCGAAAATCGCCAGCGTGCATCAGTTCGGTCTGTCGGAAGAAACCCGGAAAGACGGTAAGAAAATTGATTATCCGGCGCGTCCTCTGCTCGGCTTTACCGGTGAGGATGTGCAGATGATTGAAGAGATTATTCTGGCTCACCTCGACCGTTAGTTGTGCCATTCCTGACACCTCATCGTCACATTGCCGCCGGTATGACCCGGCGGCATCCTTCCCGTTATGAACACTCTCGCAAATATTCAGGAACTCGCGCGCGCACTGCGCAACATGATCCGCACCGGCATTATCGTCGAAACCGACCTTAACGCCGGTCGCTGCCGTGTGCAGACCGGCGGCATGTGCACCGACTGGCTTCAGTGGCTGACCCATCGTGCCGGACGTTCGCGCACATGGTGGGCACCTTCCGTGGGGGAACAGGTGCTGATTCTGGCTGTGGGCGGTGAACTCGACACGGCGTTCGTTCTGCCGGGGATTTATTCCGGCGATAACCCCGCGCCGTCTGCGTCGGCGGATGCCCTGCATATCCGTTTCCCTGACGGGGCGGTGATTGAGTATGAACCCGAAACCAGTGCACTCACGGTAAGCGGAATTAAAACGGCCAGCGTGACGGCTTCTGATTCTGTTACTGCCACGGTGCCGGTGGTCATGGTGAAAGCATCAACCCGCGTCACCCTGGACACACCGGAGGTGGTCTGCACTAACAAACTGACTACCGGCACGCTGGAAGTGCAGAAGGGTGGGACGATGCGCGGCAACATTGAACACACCGGTGGTGAACTCTCATCAAACGGTAAGGTGCTGCATACCCATAAACACCCCGGCGACAGCGGCGGCACAACCGGGAGTCCTCTATGACAGCGCGTTATCTCGGAATGAATTGCAGTGATGGCCTGACTGTCACTGACCTTGAGCATATCAGCCAGAGTATCGGCGATATCCTGCGCACACCGGTCGGCTCACGGGTGATGCGTCGTGATTACGGCTCGTTGCTGGCGTCAATGATTGACCAGCCGCAGACCCCGGCGCTTGAGTTGCAGATTAAGGTCGCCTGTTACATGGCGGTGCTGAAATGGGAACCCCGCGTCACCCTGTCATCCGTCACCACTGAGCGCAGTTTTGACGGGCGAATGACAGTTACGTTAAACGGCCAGCACAACGACACCGGCCAGCAACTTTCGTTAACCATCCCTGTGAGTTGAAACCATGCCGATTATCGACCTGAACCAGCTACCCGCACCGGATGTGGTCGAGGAGCTGGACTTTGAAACCATTCTTGCCGAACGCAAGGCGACACTGATTTCCCTTTACCCGGAAGACCAGCAGGAGGCGGTTGCCCGTACCCTGACGCTGGAATCCGAGCCTCTCGTCAAACTGCTGGAGGAAAATGCTTATCGTGAGCTTATCTGGCGTCAGCGTGTGAATGAGGCCGCACGGGCGGTGATGCTGGCCTGTGCCGCTGGTAATGACCTTGATGTGATTGGTGCCAATTACAACACCGCGCGCCTGATTATCACCCCGGCAGATGATTCGACCATCCCGCCGACACCGGCAGTGATGGAATCTGACACGGATTATCGTCTGCGTATTCAGCAGGCGTTTGAAGGTTTAAGCGTCGCCGGGTCGGTGGGCGCCTATCAGTATCATGGTCGCAGTGCCGACGGGCGTGTCGCGGATATCTCTGTCACCAGTCCGTCTCCGGCCTGTGTCACCATCTCTGTGCTGTCACGTGAAAATAACGGTGTCGCATCCGAAGACCTGCTGGCTGTGGTGCGTAACGCCCTTAATGGCGAGGACGTCAGACCGGTGGCCGATCGTGTGAACGTGCAGTCTGCTGCCATCGTTGAATACCAGATAAACGCCACGCTTTACCTTTACCCTGGTCCTGAAAGAGAACCCATTCGCGCGGCCGCCGTGAAAGAACTGGAAGCGTATATCACGGCACAGCACCGGCTGGGGCGCGACATCCGTCTGTCTGCCATTTATGCCGCTTTGCATGTGGAAGGCGTGCAGCGTGTCGAACTGGCTGCACCACTGGCCGACATCGTGCTCAACAGTACGCAGGCGTCTTTCTGTACCGAATACAGCGTCGTGACCGGAGGCTCGGATGAATGATTCGCGACTGCTGCCGACAGGCTCATCACCGCTTGAAGTTGCCGCCGCAAAAGCCTGTGCGGAAATTGAAAAAACGCCGGTCAGTATTCGTGAGCTGTGGAACCCGGACACCTGTCCGGCAAATCTGCTGCCGTGGCTGGCGTGGTCATTTTCGGTTGACCGCTGGGATGAAAAGTGGCCGGAAGCGACAAAACGCGCCGTTATCCGCGATGCGTATTTCATTCACTGCCATAAGGGCACTATTGGTGCGATTCGCCGTGTGGTGGAGCCGCTCGGCTATCTCATCAACGTGACGGAGTGGTGGGAAAACAGCGACCCGCCCGGCACCTTCCGGCTTGATATCGGCGTACTGGAAAGCGGCATCACGGAGGAGATGTATCTGGAAATGGAACGGCTGATTGCCGATGCCAAACCTGCAAGTCGTCACCTTATTGGTCTGAATATTACCCAGGACATCCCCGGTTATCTGTTTGCCGGTGGTGTGGCTTATGACGGCGATGTTATTACGGTTTACCCAGGATAAGTGAGGAATAATGAGCGTAAAGTTCCAAACCGTTATCACTACCGCCGGTGCAGCAAAGCTGGCAGCGGCGACTGCACCGGGAGGCAGGAAGGTCAACATTACCACGATGGCCGTCGGGGACGGTGGCGGTCAATTGCCGGTGCCGGATGCCGGACAGACAAAACTTGTTAATGAGGTCTGGCGACATGCCCTGAATAAAATCAGTCAGGACAATCGACACAGTAATTATATTATCGCAGAGCTGGTCATCCCGCCGGAGGTGGGCGGTTTCTGGATGCGTGAACTTGGTCTGTACGATGATACCGGTGCGTTAATTGCCGTGGCGAACATGGCCGAAAGTTATAAGCCTGCCCTTGCCGAAGGCTCAGGACGTTCGCAGACCTGCCGCATGGTCATTATCGTCAGCAGTGTGGCCTCAGTGGATCTGACCATCGACACCACAACGGTGATGGCGACGCAGGATTACGTTGATGACAAAATTGCAGAGCACGAACAGTCACGACGCCATCCGGACGCCTCACTGACTGCAAAAGGTTTTACTCAGTTAAGCAGCGCGACCAATAGTGAATCTGAAACGCTGGCCGCAACGCCGAAGGCGGTTAAGGCAGCGTATGACCTTGCTAACGGAAAATATACCGCTCAGGACGCCAGCACGGGGCGAAAAGGTCTTGTTCAGCTAAGTAGTGCCACCAACAGCGAATCTGAGACGCTCGCAGCAACGCCAAAGGCGGTTAAGACAGCATATGACCTTGCTAATGGCAAATACACCGCACAGGACGCCACCACGGCACGAAAAGGGCTTGTCCAGCTAAGTAGTGCCACCAACAGCGATTCTGAAACGCTTGCCGCGACTCCGAAAGCAGTGAAAGCTGCTAATGACAATGCAAACAAGCGAGTACCTAAAGGAGCGGGATTAAATGAGTACGCCGAAAATATAAGTGATATTGCTACTGATTTACGTACGCGTGGTGGCTTTTTTAATGCTTCCTCAGCAAAGAATGGAATGCCTGGAGGACACACCTGGAAGCACTACATCAACTCTGCACACAGCAATACTCAGGGATACAATACTGTTATTGGCATTGATTTTAATGGAGATGTAATCGGTTTTGCGGCAGTTTGCGCAGGTGTTTTTAAAGGCTGGAAGTTGATTCATCATGACGGGTACAACAACTTTCCGGTAGGTGCTCCAATCCCGTGGCCTTCTGATTCAGTACCTACAGGCTATGCCCTGATGCAGGGGCAGACTTTTGATAAAGCAGCCTATCCCCTGCTTGCAGTAGCTTATCCGTCAGGGGTGATTCCAGATATGCGCGGCTGGACAATCAAGGGCAAACCCGCCAGTGGTCGCGCCGTATTATCACAGGAACAGGACGGAATTAAATCACATACCCACAGTGCCAGTGCATCCAGTACGGATTTAGGGACGAAAACAACCAGTTCGTTTGATTACGGGACAAAAACGGTCAGCACGTTTAACCACGGCACAAAAACGACAAACAATACGGGAGCGCATACACACACTGTCGGTGGTCGTTACGGTGGTGACTCCATCGGGGGTAAACAACGCGTACAGGTATCAGGAACCAACCAGGTGTCAAGCTCTGCGGGAGCACACGCCCATACAGTCGACATTGGTCAGCATAATCACACGGTTGGCATTGGTGCTCACAGCCATTCCATTGCGATTGGCGCGCATAGTCATACCGTCACTGTAAGTGCCACAGGTAATTCAGAGAACACCGTAAAAAACGTTGCGTATAACTATATTGTGAGGCTGGCATAATGACTTTCAGAATGAGTGCAGAGACACAAACTATCCGCGTTTTCAATTTACTTGATGGAACCAATGAATTTATTGGCGAAAGTGACGCATATATTCCGCCGCATACAGGTCTTCCTGCAAACAGTACAGACATTGCACCTCCAGATATTCCGGTGGGTTTTGCCGCCGTTTTCAATGCAGATGAAATGAAATGGGATCTGGTGGAAGACCATCGTGGAAAGACTGTCTATGAAACAAAAACAGGAGCAGCCATTTATATTTCTGAACTTGGCGCATTACCTCCAGACGTGACAGCCATTTCCCCGGATGGGGATTATCAGAAATGGAACGGAAATGCGTGGGTGAATGATGAGAATGCAGAGCGTGATGCGCTTGTCAGAGCGGCTGACTCTCAGAAGAAAGAGCTGATTGCATATGCAGGTGAAATTATTGCCACGCTGCAGGATGCTGTCGATTTAGATATGGCTACCGAGGAAGAAAAGTTAAGTCTGACACACTGGAAAAAATACCGTGTGCTACTGAATCGCGTTCAGCCGGAAGATGCTCCGGATATAGAATGGCCTGAAATGCCACAATAAATCGTATTAGATCTGGTGTGAGATTACTCATCTATGGCACAGAGTAAAAACTAATCTGACAGTCCGCTCTGTGCCACAAAGGGACAGTAGACATGCTATATAAAAATGTAACCTTCAACCCACTTTAATAAAATAGTACAATGAGCGAAACTAAGTAGACCTATCAATTAGAATTAGATTTCATGTTAAAGGTGGAAATATGATGACCCGTGATGAAATTTCGAAAATAGAAAGTGGTTTTTTCTTGCCTGTTTACGATACCTTCAAAAAAGGATTGATAGAGATAAACTCCGCTATTGAAGAGGATGGTAAAAAAATAGCTCTGCACATTAAGGACGATTTTAACCTTAATGCTCACGCACAAAAAAAAGACAATAATTTCCATATTATTTTATTGAGTGGGTTGATACCAATAACGTTTGACATTCTTTCTGAAAATATAGAATTCTTCATGAGAGAATACCCTGACTTGAAAGAAAAGGAAGCTCCAGTTGCGTTAGGGTGTGTCTTTATTTGGCACCATATTTTCGGTCATGAACTTGGACATGTCGCTCGTGGACACTTATCATTAGCCAAAAGTAAAGAAATAAACCTGATTGGTGATTACCAAGTTTATTCAATGGGGTACAATGTAGTCGATGAAGATTTTAGTGAAGATCAGATTAAAACATTAATGGAGTATGATGCAGATGTATTCTCAGCATACTTTGTTGCAGATGTCGTCTTAAATACAATAAAAAAGGCCCCGGAGAAAAAAATAGAAGAGAAAACACTTGTTAGTTTATCTTTAACATCAATATTTTTTTTCTTTAATTTTCTATGTAAATTGGAAGGGAAGAATAGCAAATATCCTCCCGCCATGGTTCGCGCAAATGCATTGCAGTCACATGTGATTAAGCATTTAAGTAAAAAGACTAAACTATCTGATGAAGAACTGAAAGATATAATGGATGTTTCTATTTTTAATGCATACTCCTATTTAGTTGATAACAAAAGACTCTTTCAATCTATGGATGATGTTAGTTTAAAGAGTCTGTATGAATGTGAAAGTAAATTACAAAGGCAATATGCTGCATTTGATAAAGTCCTTTCTGAAGGATTAGAGCCACACAAGGATATAAAATCCTGATGGTTCAGGTATGTTTGTGATCAATCTGTGTCTGTCTGTTTTCGCACATAGCGGGCCTTCAGTTCTACTTGATTGTCCGCTCCGTGCCAGAATCCGACCTTTGGTAGTTGTCAGTAGGATGGTATTTGAGCAGAATGATACAGCCTTTAAGGGTGTTCATTTTTTATACAGTAACACAAGGTCTGAATGGGGCTACTGGCCCACAAAAGAAAGGATGTACGAGATCGAGCTATGCGTATTCATCAGCAGAATAAGTCCCGTAAACTATATCGCAGCGTCAACACGACGACGCGGCACCATTCTAATAATCCGGGTGCTGAGTATCGGTGGGAACGAAATCGCAAAAAAGTCGGAGATGAGCTACTGGTAAAGCGCGAGACAATGCATAGCAGACAGAAGCGTGGCCGAGACTACACACCGTTGTTTTATTTTCTGATCAAAGAGATTGGCAAGCCGTGGAATGAAATATTCAGCGAAGTATGTGGACGTCTTGATACCACCGAGCCGGTATTCTGGTTGGTCGCGCTACATGAGCATCAGCGAAGGGATTTAGTCTGCATTGGTGAAAGCAGTTTTTACCCAGGTCTGTTTGTTGATGAGAATGGAATTCTGCAACAGGTAAACCTTTCAATCACAAGAGATGACGTTAAGGTGACATGTCGTTGCTGCACACACACTTATATTGGTGAACCTGTACCTTGACACCACCTATTTTATCTTGGATGCGATCATTGTCAGCAGTAAGAGTGCTTGCAAACATCCGTTACTCACTTACTCCGGGCCGTTAGCCCTTCCGCAATGTGCCAGAAGCGGACAGTGCTGGCATAACTATAAATCTCTCAACGCGGAGCAAGTCAGTAAGTTGGTAATAGGAGTGAGTTGTCAAAAGTTGTCTCCTGCTACCATCGTCATCGGAGATTCTTAAGTGTGCGCACTATAAGTCACAGTTGCTTCAATCTATAACTTATAGGATTAAAAGTTTGATCTTACACAAGTACCTTTGTAGTATAAGTATCTTTTATCTGATTTATTAAGATAAAATTTGGATTTTTATTCTATAGATAGGGTTTTATTCCCTATGGGATAAGAATGTATTCATAACATGATGCCCATAAATTCCAGCGAGATAGTTTTTAATCGGCGAAGTTGCTTTTTTCTCAAAAATGTAACATCATATAAAAAACATACTATCAAAAGAAATTTATGAATAAATTTACTGATTTTTTCAACATATTTTGGGAATGGCTTGAGCCATCTCTAACCTTTATTTCCACAAATCAAATCTTAAGTGGTGCTGTTGCTACTCTTATTGCGGCTGTATTGATTTTTATATTCAAAGAATATATTAAACCGCCACCAAATTTTTCGGGCGTCTTTGAAGTTGAATGTAAAACACTAAAATCTGCGTATAATCCTTACTTGAATTTAAAAACGTTTTATACACTGACTTTAATATGTGACAACAATAATATTGAAGGGTTTATTGAGAAAACAAAAGACGTTGAAAACAATAATAATATAAGACCATACACTGGTAAGCATAGAAGTATTGGAGAGGTTCGAGGGGTGATTAAGAGAAATTACTTAAGGAAAAATCATGCCTCATTGAATATAAAAATGGAAGGTGAGTTAAGGAGTTATACCATTTTGCTGTATTTCCAAAAGGTGAATGCAGATGCTATGCATGGCAAATTTTGGTCCACCGCTGCAGATACATCAGGAGACGTGAAATGGCAGCGAAGCGCTTTTTGATTACCTTACTGTCATTGCCATACTTGCTATTGGCAGAAATGGTTTTTAAATTCAGGGTTAAAAGTATTATGGAAGATTATTATAAATGTATTGATTATATAAGGCTTAGTTCGATAAGTGAAAGATCTATATCTTTATCTTTAATTGATATATTAAGAGTGGCTGAGGATCATCGGCAACTATTACACAGGGGAGTTGATCCAGTTGCTATTTTAAGAACTATATATCTGAGATTATTTAAAAACATTCATCAAGGCGCAAGTACTATAGACCAACAGTTTGTTAGAACAATAACTAAGAGATATGAGAAAACAGTTCGAAGAAAAATAAGAGAGCAAATATTAGCCATTCTTATCAGGAAAGCAACAACAGCAGATGATATCTGCATAGCATATATATCCTGTTGCTACTTTGGCTATGGCACTTATGGGATAGCTAAACTTACCAAAGCTCATGCAAGCATTAGTGACTTTGACATAGCTGCACGGATTAAGTACCCATTCAGGAAAAACATTGATGACCTTACTGAAGGCAAATTTAATCGAAGGGCGCTATATCTTTCTCATCTATGTAAAGTAAACCCGGATAGGGCGTCGATTTTTTTACGAAAATAAATTAAAAATATCAGTCAATGAAAATTTTAAAAGTATGTATTTTTGAAATGTGTTGTGTATTTTCCATATGCTTCTGCTGATGCACGTTATTTTCCTATGATTTTAAAACTACTTGCAGTGGTTAGATTCTGTCTGGTTTGAACTAGGGGAAATTATAGAGATGCATTTGAAATTGTCATCTAAGATGAATGTTTATACAATTTTCATTTTTCAGTCATTTAATGATTATGTTTTGTTTCTATTATCTCCTGACCGACCGCCATCCACTGGAAGTGGCAGCTAAAAATTGCTTTTTTGACAGATATGTACATGTCCGGTTTTCGCTCACAGCAGACCTTTAGCTTAGATAGCCAGTCTACTCCGTGCCAGGCGTGGACATTTATATTATTTTATAAAATTATCTTTGGAGAGGGGTTTCTTCTGATGATGCTGACTAATAATTGAGAAACTGTTTATTAATGCGTATTTTCATGAAAGGAGATCACTCAATAACTTCCATCGAGATCGGGTAATAAC